CGCCGGGAACGATGCTATTCACCTCCAAGACTCTCCCGTATCCGCAGAGCGGCGTATCGACCGTGGCGGAGATCAAGGAGCGTCGGTCGTACTACCAGATTGAATGGCCGCTCCGGACTCGTAAGTACGAGTACGGTTGCTATGTAGACGAGACGCTGGCGGTGCGTTTCCTCCCGGCGTTCGCAATGATCACGAACATCGCCAACGGCTAAGTCCGTCGGCGATCGCAAGACCGAAACGGGCGGGCGTCGGAAAGGATCCCGTCGTCCGCCTGTTTCACTTTCGGAGATGATACAAATGGCGTTATTACGGGTGGAACAGCGGGGCGGGACGATTGGAATCGCGGGGATCGAGATTACGATTCCGGCGGACGGCGTGATTGACGTGAATCCGGCGTTGGCGGCGATTTTGGTGGATTCGCACGGTGCGGAAGTCGTGACGGATGTTCCGGCGTCCGCGGTCGTGACGAAGGGAAAAGGAAAGGGGAAGGGGAAGGTCGTCGACGGGGAGGTCTAACGATGGCGGACGTCGTGCCGGATTCTGGACCGCTGACAACGGCGGGCGCGGTGAAGAATTATCTCGGGATTACGACGGCGAACGACGATCCCCTGATCGAGCGGTTGATTCTGTCGGTGTCGGCGTGGATCAAGCAGTTCCTGAATCGGGACATCTTGGTCGGGAACTATTCCGAACGCGTCGACGGGACGGGAACGTATATGCTCCAACTAACGCAGTATCCGGTTCAAGCGATCACGTCGTTGACGATTGGTCCACCGAACGCGTCGTCGCCGCTGGTGTTGGTGGAGAATGTGAATTACGTGTATTCGCGGTCCGGGACGATTCGATTGCTCAATCCGTCGTGGTTTCCCCGGGGCGTCGCGAACGTGGCGATTGCGTACCGAGCGGGCTATACGCAAGTGCCGGGCGATATTGAACAGGCGGCGATTGAAACGGTGGCGTGGCGGTATAAGGAGAAGTCCCGGATCGCGGAGGCGACGAAGTCTCTCGGCGGATCGGAGACGATCTCGTTCCAGACGACGGACGTTCCGGCGGACGTAAAAACGTCCCTCGCGAACTGGCGGCGGGTTGCGCCGATATGATCGGGATCACGGGGACGGTCGTCGGAGGGGCGGAGGTCGAGTTACGGATGCTGACGGCGTCCGAACGCGTCCGGCTCCGGCTCCGGGAGGACGTCCAGCGGCTCGGGATCCAGCTACAGGGAAAGGTCCGGACGGATTACCTGACGGGACAGTCCCTCCGGGTCCGGACGGGGCGTCTCCGGGCGTCCATCAACGAACGGACAACGGAGACGGCGACGTCGATTACGTCGTCGGTCGGGACGAAGGTTCCCTACGGGCGGGCGTGGGAGTTGGGGTTCTTTGGGGTTGTGGCGGTGAAGGGCCACGTTCGGAAGGTGAAGGCGCGGTCGACGTTCGGTCGGTGGGAGGACAAGAAGCGGACGAAAACGTCGCAGGGCGTGGGGTTTGTCCGTCCGTATTCCCGGCGCGTGTCGATGAAGGCGCGTCCGTTCTTGCGTCCGGCGCTTGAAATGATGCGTCCGACGATTGTCGCGACGCTCCGAAAGTCGATGGGGGTGATCTAATGGCGGCTCCACGGGAGGCGATTTTTGCGGCGTTGTTTGAGCGATTGCAGACGGGTGTAGCGGATATTCAGACCTTTTCCCGGCTCTTGCTCGGATTCGACGAGGCGGCGGCGGCGGATCAGCCCGCATTGTATCTGGTTAAAGGATCGGAGGAATCAATCACGACGAAGGGGATGCCGCTCGGGTGGCGTCTCCGAGCGGATATTGTGGTCTTTTGTCGGAACGATGCGGATCCGACGGCGGCTCCGTCGATCCAGTTGAACGCGATTTTGACGGACATCGAGACGGCGCTCGAGCGGAAGCCGGGGGAGGTGGCGACGTCCTCGTTGTTTCCGAACACGCCGGGAAGTAGTAACTTTGGAACGACGCTCGGCGGTCTCTGTTCGCATTGTTGGATTGCGGGCGGGATCGAGGTGGGGGAAGGGACGATTGGATCACAAGCGATTGCAATCGTCCCGGTGGAGATTTTGACTTCAGCGTAGTCGGGGGGACATATGGCAAAGGAGAAGGCGGGAACGGATGTGCCGGACGTACCGGAAGAAGCGCGACGGACTCCGGGGCAGGAGTTGTCCGGGGCGGTAGTGGATCGGTGGTTCGCGGATCTCTGTCTGAACCTCGGTCCTTTCGTGACGACGGACGTGTATAATCGGCTTGCAGTGGAGAAGGTCAACTTGAAGGCGGCGCTAGAAGCCGCGCTCGCCTAGCGGCGAACAGGAGGAAATACAATGCAGATTAGTTTTGGTGTTGGATTGCTCACGCTGACGCCGTCGGGATCGAATCCGACGCCTCAGCAGGTGGCGGTGTTGCAGGACGTGTCGGTTGATATTGCGATTTCGTCGAAAGAACTGTACGGATCGTATCAGTTCCCGATCGACGTGGCGCGGGCGGCGGGCAAAATCAGCGGAAAGGCAAAGTTCGCGGCGATCCGCGGGTCGCTGTTTCAGCAGTTTTTCGGCGGGTCCACGATTGCGACCGGACAGACGATCGGCGTCCAGAACGAAGTCGGGACGATTCCGCTGGTGTCGACCTATACAATCACGACGGCAAACTCCGCAAACTTTACCGCGGATCTCGGCGTGTTCGATACCGTGACGGGGCTGTTTATGTCGCGTGTCGCGTCGGCTCCGTCGACGGGTCAGTATTCGGTTGCGTCGGGCATCTATACGTTTGCCGCGGCGGACGCCGGGCATCTGGTCTGGCTGTCCTACGATTACACGAACTCGGCGGTTGGCAAGACCGTCTCGCTGACAAATCAGCTAATGGGTACTGGTAACACGTTCGGGCTGACACTGTTCAACTCGTTCCGGTCGATGAATACCGGGATCAAGTTGTACGCGGTGCAGGTGCCGAAGCTGTCCCTCGCGCTCAAGAACGAAGATTACACGATGTCCGATCTGGACTTCGACGCGTTCGCGAACTCGACGGGTCAGGTGATTGATCTCTACACCACGGAATAGGCACGTGTCTACCGTGGTGACGCAGTACGCGGGCGTCGAGGTGGTCGCCGGGGGGCGGACGTTGGTCCTCCCGGCGCTCACGCTTGGCGCGATGAAGCGACTCCGGAAGGAGTTCGCGGTGATCGCGGCGATCGACGCGACGACGCAGGGCGGGACGTTGACGGACGAGCAGATTGACGCGATGCTGGCGCTGGTCGTGGCGTCGGCGGTGCGAAACTATCCGGGGATGACGCGGGACGATCTGGCGGAGTTGGTGGATCTGGAAAACTTGCCAATCATTATTCCGGCAATCTTGGGGCAGTCCGGGTTTCGGCGAGTCGCGCCGGGGGAAGCGGGGAGTCCGTAAAGGATCTGGACTGGGGCGCACTTTACGGGCTGGTGATTACGGCGACGGGGTGGACGCTTCCCGTCGTTGACGCGCTGACGATGGACGAGGCGAACGATCTGTTGGGTTATTGGCGGTCCTATCCTCCGGTGCATTTACTGGTGCGGGGATTTGTCGGGATGGAGGATCCTCCGGCGACGGGAGGATCCGGCGGGAAAGCGAGCGCGGACGGGATGACGACGCAGGAAATGACGGATCTGGTGGCGATGCTGAACGGACGATAACGCGGAGCGGGACAAATGGCGGATACGAACGAAACGAACGTCGTCGTCAACATTTCCGCGAAGATTGATTCGCTTCAGGGTCAGATGGCGGCGGCGTCCGCGGCGGTCACGGAGTCCACGGCGGCGATGAAGGCGTCGTTCGCGAGTCTCTCGGCGATAGTTGAGACCGTAATGGCTCCGTTATTGGCGGTGACGGCGATTCTAAGCGGCGGAAAGATGTTCAAAGACGCTGTGACGGGAACGCAAGAATGGACAAAGGAATCGCTCACTTTGGCGCGGACGTTAGGTATCGCGACGGAAGAAGCGTCGATCCTGAACGTGGCGCTTGGCGACATCTATGTGTCGACGGAGACCTATACACACGCCGTCCAGATGATGACGCGAAATATCGCGACGGGCGGGAAAGGGTTCGACGCGCTCGGAATATCGACCAAAGACTCGAACGGTCAACTCAAGGCGTCCGGGCAACTAATGACGGAAGTCCTCGACAAACTCAATAGCCTGAAACAGGGAACGGATCGAAACGTCGCGGGATTGACGATTTTCGGACGGTCGTGGGGCGAGGCGCAGAAGTTGTTGAAGTTGAACGGGGAAGTGATGGACGAAGCGCGGAAGAAGGCGGAAAGCTTGGGATTGGTGGTCGGCGGGAAAGACGTCCAAGCGTATAAGGAATACAAAAAGGCAATCAACGACGTCGATGACGCGTTCAAGGGGATGACGCTGGCGGTGGGACGCGAGCTGATTCCGATGCTGACGGGACTCGCCAACTGGTTCAAGGAAATCGGTCCGGCGGCGATTGCGACGTTCAAAGTTGTGTGGGGAACGCTGGTCACGATTGTTGACACGGCGCTCGCGCCGTTCCGCGTGTTGGCGGACTTGTTGGTCGCGGTCGCTCACGGTCTTAGTGGCGATTGGGAAGCGGCGGGCGAAGCGTTGAAAGAGATCCCGGGCGATCTCGACCTGATTGGTCGAGCGTTGGATCGGGCGAACGGAAAGCCGCTCAAGATTACGAAGCAAGAAAAAGATTCAAGCGGCG